GAGGGAAGAGAGACCCGCACAGAAAGGATCCGAACAATGGAGATCACAGAGAAATTGAGGCAAAACACTTCACATAATGTGAGCAAGCACACGCATACATCATTTTTCACACAGAACACTAACCCTTGCAAGAGCATGAAACTTCGGATGGTGATCGGTGGATGGACAGATTACTATGTGAATCACTCCAATAGTTGGGCGGCATTCAATATCCACGGAGAGCGTGTTGTCGTCTACGACGATAAGCATGATAGTGACGACATTACTTTTCAGTGGGAGTTCAATACATTGAGAACAACTATCGGGGGAATTGTCAAAGCAATGTCCTTGATTGATAAATGGCTTGAGGTGTGAGAAGAATGTGGGAATGCATTAACGGTGAATGGCTTTGGATGGACAAGGAGATGGGGGCGGATGAGTATGAGCGACAGAATGTTATTGGCTCTTATGAGGGCTACTCTTCTGCTGACGTGCGGGATCATGGCAAGCGCCTTAGTGCGGGCGGGGTTGCTCTCGGTGTCGCTGGGGGTATGATTGCGGCTAAGGCTGCGCCTAGGATTGGGGGTTGGTTGTTGTGGATGGCGCTGTTTGCGGTGCTGGTGATGGTTTTTTCGTGAGGATTTATTCTCCAAAGTTGGAGTATAAGGTTAAGCGTGTGATGCGTTACAAGACAGATAATCGTCATGTGACTAAGTATTACATCGCAGGTCATCGCGGAACTATTATTTTAAATCGCACTCGTGAAGATTACGTGGTTACTTACAACGGCAAGCAACAGGGATGCATTAGGTACCCACACGACTATGATAAGGTTGCAATGGTGTGCGCAGCGGCAACAAATATGCTTGGGTCTCCCGTAGTATTGGACAGACAAGTCGAACCCACACTCTTTTAATAGATTCCCGGCTGGACGGGTAATACCAGAACATCGAATGGAAATTGAGCCATACACGAAAGGAAATGATCATGGCTGTTGTTTACTCTTCTCTTTCTGACGACTTTGCTGGCAAGAAGGCTTTCTTCACCGCTCAGAACTCTGCAGTCTCTTTCAAGGAACTGCGTGGTAAGAAGATTGAGATCAAGGATATCGTGATCACTGAGGATGACGTGGTTGACACGGACACCGGTGAGGTCGAGACGCGTCGGTCCATCACTGTGATTGACAAGGATGGTGCGGCATACGGGACTTCGTCTCAGACGGTTGTTGCTCAGATTCAGCGCCTTGTGGACATTCTGGGTGATGTGAAGACCTGGCCGGAGCCGGTGGCCGTGGAGATTGGTTCGGCGAAGTCTGGTCGCGGTCGCGAGTACACTACTGTGACGCTGGCCTGAGTCGGATAGAATGGTGACGCCCCCTGCCCCTTAGGGGGCAGGGGGTTTTACTATGGTTAAGTCTCATTGGGCCAGGCACTATAGGGCGTTTAAGCGTGGTGCTAAGCGCGTTGGTAACACGGCCGCTGATGTTAGAGAGTTTGTTGGCGGCCTGAATTTGTCGGGTAACCTAGGCCTGCCTGACACACTGGGGGAGATGTCTTCGGGGCCCGTGAAGATGGGTTCGGTGAAGGCTGACGTTAAGAGGCAGCATCGTTCTGAATTGGATAAGGCGCGAGAGTTGCTTCAAGGCGAGCGCGATCGCGCGATCCGGAAAATGTATAAGATGGCTACTAGTCGCGATGGTGCTGATATTCGTGGCACCAAGTATGATCCGCTGGGTAAGTCTCCGATTGGAAAGGTGACGTTGAAGAATGCGGCGAGAGAACTTGACCGTCTTAGTGAGTTTAATAATTCTGATAGCGTTTGGTATTTTGCTGACAGTAAAGGTAATCCCATTTCTGCTAAAGACGTTCGTCGTTATAAGCATGCTGTTCAGCGCTATAATGACGACATAGCGGCTTACGAGCGCTCCGTGAGCGGAACAAAATTACCTTACATGGGTGACATTACTGTTGGCGACTGGATTCGCGACTTCAGGCCTAGCAAGACTTATCTAGGCGGAGGCTCACACTACGCTCTTGAGCGCATGAACCCAGATAAGCGAACGATTCACTTCGACTCCGCTGAAGCCATGCGCGAAAAGACATCCTCTATTCTCGACAACCTTTCGAAGGCAGCAAAGACCGAGAAACTCACGGCGGCCAAGCAACAGATTGCCGCTATGCTTGACGTGATTGGCGATCCAGCGCTTTACGACATTTTGACCGACATTCCTGATGACGTCTTGTGGCTCATGTGGACTGTTAATGGCGATTTCGCCAACCAGTTATCGCTTATGTATGAGGCAGCAAAAGAAGGCTATTTCGAGAAGCGAAGAGCGAATGAGGATGTGTGGTATGACGACGTGGAGAACGCGCATTCCGAGACGCTCACTCTACTTGAAGACATTAATTCAGTGAAGATTAGACCGGAGGACGATTTTAGTGGTTCGCCAATTAACAAGCGCCGCAACCGTCGCCGGTCCAGGCGTTAAGCGCAGCCACAAGAAGATTCCTTCATACTGTGCTGACTTCGAGACAACTACTCAAGAAGAGGACTGCCGAGTGTGGTCATGGGGCATCATCAAGGTAGGGAGACTGTCCGACTATGTGGACGGCACTTCTCTTGACGGATTTATGCATCATATTGCAGAGCGAGCCGCATATATATATTTTCATAACCTTAAGTTTGATGGCATCTTTATTCTAGACTGGCTTCTTAAGCATGGATACAGTTGGACTAAAGAGAATCCCGGCGCGAAACAGTTTTCATCGCTTATTTCTCGGATGGGACAATTTTATTCAATCACAGTCGTGTTTGAGACTGGATACAGGATCGAGTTTCGCGACTCATTCAAGAAACTCCCCATGTCTGTGTCAGCAATTGCTAAGGCATTCAACCTTCACGATCAGAAACTTGAGATCGACTATGAGAAGCCGCGGCCGATAGGTTACATTCCCACGGAGCAGGAGAGGCGCTATCAGAGGAATGACGTTGCTATTGTTGCCCAAGCGCTAGAGGTTCAGTTTGCCGAGAAGATGACAAAACTGACCGCAGGGGCAGACTCTTTAGCAACTTACAAGAAGATGACGGGTAAACTGTTTATTCGCAGATTCCCCATCCTGTCCCCTGAGATTGACTCTGAAATTCGGAAGGCATATCGTGGAGGGTTTACATACGCTTCTCCTCGTTTCTCTAGGAGACTCAATGGCGAAGGTAGTGTTTATGACGTTAATTCGCTTTATCCGTCGGTTATGCGCAACTCATTGCTTCCATATGGCGACCCACTATATTCCGAAGGAGGTCCTATAACTCAAAGACCTCTTTACATTTCATCTATCACAATTAAGGCTAAGTTAAAACCAAACCATATTCCATGTATTCAAATTAAAAAGAATTTGACATTTAATCCTACTGAATACCTTACTGAAATTAATGAGCCAACTGAAGTTGTTGCAACAAACATCGATATAGAACTTTGGAAGAAACATTACGATCTAAAGATACTTTCATGGAACGGAACTTTTGAGTTCAGGGGTTCGCACGGATTTTTTGATGAATACGTAGACCATTTTATGGAAATTAAAAAGAATAGCACTGGAGGTTTACGTCAAATTGCAAAACTACACCTCAACAGTCTTTATGGGAAGTTCGCTACAAACCCCGATATTACAGGCAAGCATCCCGTCCTGAAGGACAATCGAGTCTCATTAGAGATGAACGAAATGGAAACACGAGATCCCGTATATACTCCAATGGGGGTGTTTATTACAGCACACGCTCGGAGCAAGACTATAGGTGCAGCGCAAGATAATTATGAAACTTTCGCTTACGCAGACACCGACTCACTACACCTAGTAGGACCAACCACACCGCCAGAAACCCTGTGGGTTGATCCTGTTGAACTAGGGGCATGGAAGCATGAGGGAAACTTCACAAAATCTGTCTATATTCGAGCAAAACAATATGCAGAAGAGATTGATGGTAAACTAGACGTACACATCGCGGGAATGCCCCGTTCAGTGGCCGCCACATTAACGTTGAACGACATGTTGACAGGAGGCCAATGGGGCGGTAAACTCATTCCCACAAGGGTTCCTGGAGGTGTGGTCCTCAAGGACACCACATTTACACTCAAAGTTTGAAAGGCTGGATTTATCATGGCTCGACCTGTTAGTGACAAGGCAACCGCCAAGTTCCGTCTCCCCAAGAGTCTCATTTCCGACATCGATGAGCAGCACTGGGTTGAGCGGCGACCTGCGGACGACATTGTTCGCGACGCTCTTATTGACTATCTTGCTCGAAAGGCTCCCAAGTCAGCAAAGTGACTACGAACCCGTGCGGGATGCAGTCCGGTGATAAGGACCCGCACGGAACGGCCCGCAAGCCTTTGTGGCACTGGCTGACATTGGGTGAAAATGGTAGGCTAGGAACGTAAGTTCCTAGCCTACCTTGTTATTAGGAGAAGAAATGGGAAAGGCCGACAAGTATAAAGGGACGGGAAATGCTGCTGAGGACGCCAAGCGAACTCAGGAGCAGACCAAGAAGAATCTTGATAGCAAGCCCGATAAGTCGCGAGTGCCAGTAACAGGAGTTACTGGCGACAAACTTGCTGATCCGAAGTATCAGCAGGAGCGCGCTCAGCAGATGAACCGGGACACGGCGCATCTTTCACCTGAGCAGAAGAAGGAGGCAGGCCTGCCTGAGTCACATGTTTATGACCCAGGCGACTCCGACGGCGACAACAAGGCGGTGTCTCCGTCCGATAGAAATATGACTGGTGGGGACCCTAATCCGGTTAAGGATGAGGATCCTTTTAAGGACACAAAGGCGGCTTGGGATCATCTGGCGAGCGTTTTCGGGGACAAGATCACCGCTCTTCAGGGCGAGCTCGAGGGCCGCCTTTCGGGGATGCTGACTCCTACCGATCGCGAGACGGGCAACCCATTTGCGGGTGACGACGTTCCTGCCAGCAAGGAGATGACTGCAGACGACGTCAAGGCGGCCGTGGCGTCGACGGCGGATGACGCCAAGGCTGTGGCCAAGGGTATTGGCGAGGTCGGCGGCGCCGCAGCCAATCTTGCGGGCACTGCTCTGAAGGATGCGGGCAGTGCTACAATTAAGGAAATGGGGATTGACACAGACGCTGTAAAGAGCACCGGAAAAACTCTTGCAGGTCTCTCGGGTCTTTTCTCATCCGGGGACAACCCCGACTCGAAGGTTCCTGATGGGAACTGGAAGCCTAAGTCAATCTCAGATCTATTCACGAGGAAGTAATTATGCCCCGCTTGCGAGACGACGTTTCAAACGTCGATATGCTTAACGCGATTCGTTCGGATGCTCGTAGGGACTATCAGGAGATGGTTCCAGAGGCCACCAAGGCCAACATCCAGGAAACCATTCAGGGAATCATGTCTGACAATATTTCTCGAAATGAGTTCATGTCAGCACTGATTAACCGGATCGGGTCTACGGTTGTGCGTGACATTTCCTGGCGCAACCCTCTTGCTGTCTTTAAGGATGGCATGATGAATTTCGGTGACACCATTGAAGAGGTGCACATGGACTTCATCAAGCCCACTATTTACGATGAGAACCGTGATTACCTGGAGAAGGACGTGTTCGGTCAGGCACGCCCGCCGGCCTACAGCGCTTTCCACACGATCAACCGCAAGGAAAAGTTCAAGGTCACCTTCAATCGCGATGTTCTCCGTCGTGCTTTCTTGAGTGACACGGGACTGTCTGAGATGCTTTCTCAGACCATGAGTGTTGCCGCGTCCTCGGATGAGTGGTCTGAGTTCCTGACTATCTGCTCCCTGTTCAGGACTTATGATGAGAAGCACGGGTTCCATCGTGTTCAGATTCCTGACCTGAATGTCTTTGATGCAGACAAGACTCACACGGATGCCGCCCTCAAGGCGCTTCGTGTGGCTGCAGACAAGATGCGCTATCCGACTCCCGCATATAATGCGGCGGCGGTTCACTCGTTCGCCCGCCCTGAGAACCTTGTTCTCATTGCGACGCCGGAGTTCAAGGCCAACGTCGATGTCACTTCTCTGTCTGCTGCGTTTAACCGGCAGGACGCGGAGGCTCCGTCGCACATCATTACCGTCCCGAATGAAGCCCTTGGCCTCAAGGACGTTAGTGCGATCCTGACCACTCGGGAGTTCCTGCTGATTAAGGACGTCCTTCTGGAGAACCGTTCTATTCAGAACCCTGAGGGTCTTTATGACAACTACTGGCTGCACCACTGGTCACTGATTTCGGCCTCTCCGTTCACCCCGGCAATCGCGTTCGGGACGAAGGAGAGCACGAAGATCGTAGTTCCGAAGGATGAGACGAACGCTGAGATCGACACGATCCAGACACTCAATCAGGACGGAACGCACTCCAGCGTGATGAAGCCGGGCGCTGTCCGACAGGCGAAGATCGTCTGGAAGACCCCGCCCGCCAACAAGGGATACGCTACCGACTGGTACATCAAGAATACGACCAGCAAGGCCACGAAGATTTCTAACGACGGAGTCCTGACCATCGGACCTGATGAGAAGAACGGGTACCCGACGCTTGGGGTCTCCGTTGACACGAAGTCTGCCCCCGGCGGGACCAAGCCCGTCACAAAGGAGATTTCGATCCAGGTTCAGGCGTGATATACTGAGTCAGTAACCGCCCCACTATCCTTCGGGATGGTGGGGCTTTACTGTTAACGGAGGAGACATGACACAGATTTATGGTGACCCGCCAGAGACTAGCGCGGGGCTGTCGTTTGATTACTCAGTGTGGTCTGCAGGCAGTGTTATTACCATGTGTAACGTACCGTTTGATAATACTTATCGTGACATTATTGATTGGGATGCTTACGGCTGGACGCCCTATCAGTACGTTAAGTCATTCAACAAGGTCAACAAGGTTGAGATAAATCAACTGACTTATCTTGCTCAAGGCAAGCCGATTCGCATTCCCACACCATTCACTATGGCGAACCAGTATAACTATGTAATGGTTGAGAACCCCGGCCGCCCCGTCGACTCGAAGAATTTTGAGGGCTACACGCCCCACGCCTTCTTCTACTTCATCACCAGCGTGGACTACATAGCGCCTAACACCACACAACTAACACTTCAACTCGACGTCTGGTCAACGTACTATCAGCGCGTCAAGTTCGGTCGCTGCTACCTCGAGCGCGGCCACATGGGGATCGCAGCCGTTGACAGTTTCAACGACAACGGTCGCGAATGGCTCGCCCAGCCCGAAGGCCTCGACGTCGGCGGCGAGCATCAAGTCATTCGCTCATACCGGCGCATGATCGCTGACGTCTTCAACGGCGACTACGACGTCGTCATCACCAGCACCATTGACCTTGCAGCAGAGTGGGGGAACCTTGCGAGCCCCCGATTCAAGATGGCTAACGGGTCAAAGGCCGAGGGTCTTCCCAACTCAGCCAGCGTATGGATCACGTCGCGCAACGACTATCTTGAAGGACTCTCCGCACTCTCTGCATACCCGTGGGTCGCCCAGGGCATCGGTTCCGTAACCATCGTGCCAAAGGGCGTGGTGTCCAAGAATCCTGCAAATGCGACACGAATCGGGAGCGTGAGTTGGTACAAGGTCGGCAGTGGCGACGTCTATGTCAACCGTGCCTTTCCGTTGACTAACCATGACTTCCGAAAAGAGGTCATGAGCATGCTGCCGAAGGCGTACCAGGAACTTCGCAAGTTCATGACCGCCCCCTACTGCATTCTTGAGCTCACGACTTACACGGGAAACCCCGTGGAGCTTCGCCCCGAGTCACTTATGACAACGGGCATTGGACTTCTACAGTACGGGCATGTCGTGCCTCCTAACCCCCAGTTAATGTTCACGGTCAAGGACTACAACAACAAGTGGGCCTCTAAGCGTCTCGTTGGCCCGAGTACCCATGAGGAGGATGAGTACGGCGAGGAGTGGGATCTGGTTACCGGTTACACCTCACTTCCTACATTCTCAGTGCTCAACAACTCAGGACTCAACAACCTGGCCTCAAACGCCCACACGATCGCTGCGCAGATCAACTCTGCCAAGTGGCAGCAGCGTCGCGCTCAACGCAGTGCCGTGGCGTCTCGAGACATTGCTAACGCAGGGATTGCTGCAACTCAGGCGGGTGCTGAGAACACGATGTGGGGCAACAGTGCGATGGCTGACTCACAGTCTCGTTACAACAACATGCGGGCCACTGTTCAGGCGGTGCAGGGCGGAATGACGGCCCTCGGAGGTGCCATTGGGCTCAACGGGCAGGCTGTGGGCGCAGGTATTGGTCAGGCGGCAACGGCGGGGATTAGCGCGATGATCCAGAACTCGCAGGCGCAGTCGACGGCGAACATCCAGAATCAGTTGGCCAGTGGCGCCTCGCAGATCTCTCAGACACAGCAGCGCTCGGTTCGGGACACGAACTATGACCTTGCACAGTTCGCTGCTAACGGCGACTATGAGGCGGCAATTGCCAGCATCAATGGGCAGCAGCAGGACATGCAGGTCATTCCACCCGCCGTCATTGGGCAGACGGCGGGTACCGTGGCTGCGATGGTGTCTAACGGGCTGGTGATCGACTGTCGCGTGCGACTGCTCTCCGACGCAGCCATTCGTCGTGTTGGCGACTACTGGCTGCGCTACGGGTACGCGATGAACACATGGATCAAGATGCCGAGCCGCCTTTCCCTGATGACCGAGTTCACGTACTGGAAACTGGCCGAGTGCTATCTCGAGCGAGCGGACATTCCTGAGACCTTCAAGGGGACCGTGAGGGGCATCTTCGAAAAGGGTGTGACTCTGTGGCGATCGCCGCAGCGAATTGGTACAATCAATATCAGAAACAATCGGATCGACAAGACGAATCAGGTGAGTTTGATTGCCTAAAAGAGACTATGTTAAGAATACCGTCTATCGAGAGGTGATGGCGGCAAAGCCATCCACGTCCGAGAACCGTCAGGCGGCACTGGAGTATATGTACAGGCGCCAACTGATGGGGAAGTGTGTTTCCAGGTTCACCTGGGAGGGCTTACCCAATGGAATTGATCCGCGCTTCATTGAGACAACCATCTTCAACAATGGGTACAGCGTGTTCTACTACGACTCATTCTTTGAGATGTTCATGGCAATGCCCGCAACAATCTCTGGGCCTCTGGATATCCAGGACAATCCTACTGGGTATCGGGTGACGCGAAATGGTGTCTACTCTCGTGACGTGCCCGCCAGTGAGTCCGTCTGTATCTGGGGAAACCAGATTAGAGTGCCTGAGATTGATGTTGTGCTTTCCTACGCCGCGCGCCTCGCCCAGATCGACCGCACTATCGAGATCGATCTATTAAATGAGCGCAACCCCATGATCGTTGCCTGCTCTCAGGACCAGCGACTCACGGTTCAGAATTTGATTAGCAAGATTTATGATGGCGAACCCGTAGTTTGGGGAACTGAAAATTTGGCTATTGACAACCTAGCCAGCATGATCGGCGTCTTTCCGTTGAACCAGAATGCTGGTGCGGGCGCCGTCTCCAGCATCAAGCACATGGAGTCCAAGGCCAAGATCTGGGGTGAGGCCCTGACAATGCTCGGGATCATGAACGTGAACAGCGAGAAGCGCGAGCGCATGGTTGTCGAGGAGGCCGCAGGAAACTCGGGCCAGGTCCTGGCGTCGCGCGAGTCGTTCATGAAGCCGCGTCAACTGGCGTGTGAGCAGATCAACGAGAAGTTCGGGCTACAGATCTCGTGTGAGTGGGCGGTCGACGACAATGCCGCTCCGAACATGGAGGACTACCTGGCCGTACAAAACCTGACCACCTACGACGCGGAAGGAGAGGAGTAATGCCCGCACAGTTCACAATGCGTCTTAAAGATGTTGTTAAAGTAACCGGAGACCATATCGGCCTCGACGACTACCCCATTTTTAATGAGGACTATCGTAAGGTACTGAACGATCGCATTAAGCGCGAGTACTGGCTCCAGGAGATTGCGCACGAGACACCAGATATTTTCATCTGGCGACTCAAGTTGAAGATGGAGCGCATCATGCCTCGATACAATCGAATGTATGAGGCTGAACTCCTCAACAACGATCCACTGGATGGTGGGCGTCGCGTCAATGAGACCTCTCAGGACGGGCGGTCACAGAACAGTGGGACGAACCGGCAGGACAGCAACGGGTCAGGCACTACCAACTCCACAGGCCGTACAGTAGGGTCTGACACTCCACAGAGCCGCCTGGCGGGAGACGGGGACTATGCGACGTCTATCAGCGACGCGTCCACCAAGGGCAAGAGCACGAACACGTCGACTTCGACGTCGAGCAGTACCGGGACCAACGACTACCGGAACAACCAGCACTCCCTTTCCACGGGCTACAATATGGGCAAGGGAGAGCAGATTGCCCGCTATCGAAACACTCTCGTGAATGTGGACGATTTTGTTATCGCAGAACTATCCGACCTGTTTATGGGCATCTGGGACAATGCCCAGCCCCGCACTCGCCACTATCTCAACTATGGAATGTACTAGGAGTAAAAATGCCTATCGCTGACAAGTCTCGCCGCTGGCTACAGATCTATCGGCGTATGGAGGAGGCCAACTACCTCATCAACACCGTCAACATTAATAACGTAACGCCGTTCACCTACGGGGACGGACTCACGTACTATGAAGTTCTCTCCAAGTTGCGCGAGGTCATCTCCGATATTGTTGAGTACGTCAACGAGTTCGGAGAAGAGGAGCAGCGGATCGTTGCCGACTTCAACCAGAAGGTGAAGGAGTTCGTAGAATCTAATCGCGACGTATTCGAGACGCAGCAGACCGCTTTCAAGAATGCGCTGAAGGAGCTCGACAAGCAGACCGACGCATTCCTCAAGTCTCTCCTGGTCGAGAAGTTTGAGAAGCACCCTTCAGGCAAATTCTTCACCACAACCGCCAAGGACGGGTCACAGATCGCCGTCGCCAGCAGCCAGGGGATGCAGGATGTGCTGGATGAGTTGACGACGGTTCGTTCGTCGGTTAACAGCAACAAGGCGAATGCCGACCGACGACTGAACGACCTTGAGTCCAACAGCATTGTAAACAGGGTGAGCAAGTACCCCCACACACTTATCCTTGGCTCGTCTAACGCGATCCTTACTGGATATGCCAACGGGACGTGGGACGACTGGTGCAGGAGCAAGGGGGAGATCCCCCACAACTATGCATCAAACGGTGGTGGGTTCACCTCAAACGATGACAACAACTTTCTTACCATGCTCAATAACGCTGCGACTCAGATTAGTGAGTTTCAGCGAAACCTGACGGGACGCTGTTACATCATCGATCTCATCTACGATATCCGAACCGGCCGTGATATCAGTCAGCCGTTTGAGCGCTTCATGCAAAAACTGAAAGAGGCATTCCCGAACTGCAAAGACATCATCGTCCTTCCCGCACTGTACAACGAGTGCGACGCAAACAATGACTTCAACATTGCTCGCCGTTGCGCCTCAACAACGAATGCGATCAAGCGACTCGCCACCCCACACGGAGCAGTCGTCTGCGAAGGATCTCGCTCATGGTTCCACAACGGGCAGGAGGCTAAATTCTTCACGCCCGAAATGAATGTCCACTTCACGCCTGCAGGCTACAAGTACGCCCAGCAGCAGTTTGATGCATGGCTTCGCGGCGGCTCGGGCTGGGTCAATTACGGTTGGGAGGACATTACCGGGCTCGCAAATCTCAATAACGTGCGACAGAACAATTTCCTCTACGCCGTCTGTCGACGGGAGCGCGACGACGTCACCATCCACGCAACATTCGAGGTTGGTAGCGTCACGAACGGTGAGGTCCTGTTCAGGCTTCCCGCCTGGGCTCGCCCGTACACGAACTTCTACGTGACGATGTGGCAGGACTCCACGGCATTCCGCGGAAATGTCAACCACAACGGCAACGTCATTGCCCTGAAGGACATTCCCGCAGGAACCCGATTGGCGATTGACGCTTCATATTCCATCTTCTAACGAGCACGTCTGCCCCCATGGTAAAATGGGGGCAGACGTCTATCTAGGAGGATAAATGGCTTGGGATGAGACAATGCGAAAAGTGTGGGTCAAGGCGATCGGCACTGTCGAGTCATCCATGAACTATGCCGCAATCAACTACAACGATCCAATCACCGTGGGAATTGGGCAGTGGTACGGCACTCGCGCTGCAGCACTAATCAATAAGATGAAAAATGTTGACTCCGCAGGATATGGGGCTCTACCGCAAGACTTCCGAAACATCATGAACGCACACAGTGAGAGTGACGCGTTCTGGAATACCTACTATCTGCCCAGGAATTTCGGTGACGCACTCAAGCCATTCCTGCTTAATAACCGCAACATCCAGGATGACCAGCTAATCCTTGACGCCAACACCACGTATAGAAACATGGCGCTCAAGTACGGGATCAACCCTGACACCAACACTGAGACATTCATCCTGTGGGCCGTCGCCTACCACCAGTCCCCGCAGCGGGCGATGCGAATCGCAAACCGCGTTGGCGGAACGAATCTCGACGGAATGAAGGCCGCCATCCTCTCAGACGCCGTGCTAGGCGTATACAGCACCCGTTACAACACCGCATACAACATCATCAAGTCAAAAGACACCAGCGGCGTCGGCAGCAGTGGGTCCAGCAGCACTACTACACCTGACGGCAATGGCGGTAAGGCGTCGCAGTCCAACTTCGCCAGCCTTGCTGTCGGACCGGGCGTTGGATATCTGCTGCTCGACAACTCAAACTTAGTATGGCTACGCACACGCTTCGGAACCTCAGTGGGAACTCCGGTGGGCATCAATCTCTGGAAAATGGATATGGGCAACTCCGAGGCCAAGGTCCAGGAGATCGTCTCAGGCGCATGGAACAACGCCCACGCGCTCGGATTCAACGAGGGGAGCGCGGCTGCGCCCAACCCCGGCGGTGGCGACCCTGGTGGAGGGGGTGACGGATCCAAGGGGGCGAAGGCTCTGAAGTGGATGATGTCACGCATCGGGAAGTTCGGGTATCGCCAAGCACCTGGCCGCCTGGATCCCGACAACTCGGGTTTCGGTGACTGCTCATCCACGATCTACAGGGCCTACAAGGACACGTCAGGTACGTTCGTGGGCACCTGGACGGGAGACCAGTACTTCCGTGGGCGAGAGGTCATGCCTCGCGGTAGCGGCGCCATGACGGCCGCACAGCGAGCCCTGCTGAGACCCGGTGACATGATCGTTATGGCGTGGCGGTCTACGGGGTCCTACTATCCCGAGACCGATCACGTAGAAATGGTTGTGGACTCCAATCGTTTGATTGGGCACGGAGGAAACCCGTATTATGGACCTGTAATCACTAGCATCGATCGTCTTGCCGGCACTCGATGGTGGACGGTAAGGAGACACGATTGAAAAAGAAATTTAGTTACTATTCGTTCTCGAAGGTGCTCTCATATGCGGGCGTCTTCAACATGATTATGGGTGCTCGCGGCTTGGGTAAGACCTATGGCGCTAAGAAAATTGTTATCAAGAATGCGATCAACAAGGGCCAGCAGTTCATCTACCTTCGACGCTACAAAACCGAACTGAAGGGGCGTAACTCCTTCTTCGCTGATATTCAGTCGGAGTTTCCTGACGAAGAGTTTCGCGTTGAGGGACAGTTCGCCCAGCGTAAGGTGGGTAAGAAGTGGGAGACGATTGGCTACTTCATTCCACTGTCCACGGCGCAGGCGAACAAGTCAATCGCGTACCCAAATGTCTACACGATCATCTTTGATGAGTTCATCATCGACAAAGGGTCTCTAAGGTACTTGCCCGATGAGGCGAAGGTGTTCATGGACTTCTACTCAACAGTGGACCGCTATCAGGACAGGGTTCGGTGCCTCATGCTCTCAAACTCTGTGTCCATCATGAACCCCTACTTCATCCGCTTTCACATCGAGCCCGTTGAAGGTGTCTCCCGTCATGCAGACGGCTTCATTGTCACCGACTTTGTTGACAGTGAGCAATTCCAGTCAGAAGTGGCACACACCCGATTCGGATCATTCATTACAAACTATGCTGAGGACTATGCTGAGTATGCTATCAGCAATAAGTTCGCAGACAACTATGATGACTTCGTCATGAAGAAGTCGGGCAAGGCGAAGTATGCCTTCTCGCTCCGCTGTCCAGACGGGGAGGTCTCCATCTGGATCGACGGTCCTACGTGGTTCGCCCAGCGTCGCCAGCCTCGCGGCGATCGTGTAAGATGGGCTTATAAGGTCACAGACTTGCGAGAAGGAGAGAGGCTGCTCATGTATGGTGACAAAGTGCTTTCCATCATGCGGAGCACGTATCGAAAAGGGCGTCTTTTCTCCGACTCGCCAGAGACCCGCAATATGTTCGCAGAAATCTTTGTCCGATGATTAATCTACCCCAAACGTTAGATGTGGCCCTGGTAGTTGGGGTTATGACACTGATGACCGTTGTTGGAAAGTTCGTCTACCGATTTACCCGATTCTTGGATCATCTCTCCATAATGCTCGTAGCGTGGGAAGGGACTCCCGATAAGCCCGGCGTTGTGGCTCGACTAGACGATATCGAGGATAAACTCAAAGACGTGCAGTACCACGTTAAACCAAATCATGGTGGGTCTACCATAGACGCGCAAAACCGCCAGTTGAAAGAAATCCTTACCTACCTCAAGGAGAAAAACAATGGGTGAGCACGAAGCCCCAAGCAACGGCATCGACCCCAAGGTCCGCTTCTACGCCTACTGCGCCTCATTCGGCATCCTCGTAGCACTCGGTGCCGCCGGAATCATCGATGGCGACTACATCAACGCCATCAACTTCGTCATCGCAGGCGTCTGCGGCGTCGCAGCATTCAACGTCCCCGGCATTACCAAGGAGAAGTGATGGCAACTCGAGCAGACATAATCCGCGTCGCAAAAGGCGAGATCGGATACTCCCGATGGGCTGACGAGGAGAACGGCACCAAGTACGGGCGATGGTACGCCCGCGCCGTCGGCAACGACATGTTCGCCGCCAGCGGCGTCCCCTACTGCGACATGTTCGTCTCCTGGGTTCTTAGTAGCGTCGGCATCGCATGGCGCTCCGCCTACGTCCCAGGACGCGAGAACGAAGCCCGAGCCCGCGGCGTCCTCATCAACAAGTGGGACGTCCGCCCCGGCGACGCAGTCACCTTCGACTGGCAGGGCGACGGAGAGTCCGACCACATCGGAATCGCCGTAACCGCCCCCTACGGCAACAAGATCGACACCGTAGAGGGCAACACCTCATGGGGCTACTCCGGATCCCAAGGCAACGGCGGCGTCGTCGCCAGCAAGCAGCGCGACATGGACGATATCGTCTACGGCATCCGCCTCGTAGACGACTACGCCGTCGCCCGAGCCAGTGATGGATCCAGCAACATCACCGGAATCCAGACCGCAATCGGCGCCACCCCAGACAACATCCTGGGCCCCGACACCGAGAAGCGACTCTACGCCGTCGTCGCTGCCAGCGGATGGGCAGGGAGGCACTTCCCCTACGGAATCCAGTACACACAATCCGTCGTCGGAACCAACCCCGACGGTGTGTGGGGAGACGCTAGCGACGCCGCACACGACCGAGTAATCGCCGCAATCCAGCGAGCACTCGGAGTTGAGGACGACGGCATATGGGGCCCCGCGTCCCAGGCCGCCTGGGAGCGATTCAGGCGAAACGCCAAACGCCCCTAACCCAAGACACAGATATCCCCCGGAGCATCCAGCCACTCCGGGGGATATCTGTACTCAAATCACATCCGTGATCTCACTACCAGACCTGACCTTCACCACAGTGTGCTCCCAGCCCTCCTTGGTCTTCTCAATCGTGTGCTCGCCCTCCGGTGTTGAAAACTCCACCTTGCCCTCGCTATAGACGACGACGGTACCTGACGAAAACGCTGCATTAATCTTCGCAGCATCCTCGTCACTGAATGTACAGATCGCCTCTAACAGTTCAACACAAACCTTCTTGTAACGGACAATCATTGCTCCTCCTCAGGAAACTCAACACCCAAAATTTCTAGACACGATTTAAGATATGCCTCGCACTTGTCGCGCCCCTCAGGCCCAAACCTCTTAATGGTGTTCACACCACTTATCTTATCAGATACTGCCACCCTGTTGTGTGGCCAGCCGTAGACGCTTACGCGAAAATCAATGCTATCAATCGTTAAATAACTGCTTGTTGCAAGAACAGTGCAATTAGGTAGTTGATTGTCGATGTTATAACGCTTCACGTAGTCTTTAAAGAAAAACATCAGATCACCTGTAAGCCAGTCAATCCCATATCAAGCACAGCCTCGTTGCATTGATTAATCGTATCATACGTATTTATTGTACCACTCAGAGTCTCACCAACAGTCCATGTCTCCACTGTGTAATCATTAATGATGCGAATTGCAATATAACCACAATAGAGAATATTAACGCCACTCCCAGTGTAAGCCTCGCGCATACCATATGAGCGCAACTTACGTTTAACACTGTTGATCGACGTCATTACACTTCAGCGACTTGATCCAAGCCGCAATCCTCTCCGTAGTGTCGTTGTATTCTTAATATACCAATTGCTGTCGCCAGTTCGCTCAAGAGTTAAAGATGCCAATTCCAAGTCCTGTCTCTGAAGAAATAATCAAATCCGTCGCCATAATGTGATATTCGTTCGTAGCGTCCTTCCAATAATGAATCCTCCTAGTATCATCGTAATAAGCAATGTGGTATCCTTTTAATAGACATTCAGCAATGAAATTACTGATCTTCCAATGTGTCAAAATCTTAAAAGCCGAATGCTTCCCATGATGTGACCGCTTCATGACCGATCACCAATCCAAGCCAACAACTCCCACTGAGACCCAAAAGACCTCCAATATCCTGTAGTCACCACGTGCCACGTACGATGATGAGCCCTCTTGACCTTATACTCTCGACCATTGAGAAGCATACAACACGACCTGTCGTCTGCATCAACATTAAATACAGTGACCCCACTCATCTCGTTAATCGTAGGCCATGCGCCACGACCAAAAATGTCCGAAAGCGTGCTAAATTCAGCCATAATCAATACCTCTCTGCCCTAACCATTGCCTCAATAAGTGATGGTGCAGCATCAACCTGTTCCCATCCAAGTGAACGATACACATAAAACATATCGCCGTCTCGATCAATTAAATATGATATGCCGTCGATCATTGCCTCCCATGCGCCGTCGTGCCTCTTTGTCCAGCCTGTGGATATTGTCTCGTT